ATATGGTGATAAGTTATATCCCTTTTCACCAAAGTGTAGTTCATCCAATCTAGGTGGGATAGGGGTTTGTAGATTTTTAACATTTCTTTTTTTAGTCTATCCATTTTTCTTTTTCCTATTACCTTACTTTCTTTTTCGTAAAACTCTCTAAATCTTGTATGATATGTACTGGGTTTCCTTTATTATCCATATCAATATCTAACCACCAACATGACTTTTCATTGCCAAAACCCATACTACGTTCATAAGGTGTCAAATCTTGTAAACAACTCGTCTGATAACAATGTGTATCTCCCTGTTTCATAAAAAACGCATTATGTACATGTCCTGTCTGCAATATATGTGGTCTCTCTTCTGGTGGTATACTGTCTAAATATTTCTGCAACTTATAAGACTTGGCATACGCACTACCACCTTTTCCATGATAAAGCCTTATTTTTAACTTCCCAATTTTTAAATCTTCACAATCACTACCTAAATAATGCAAATCTTCTCTACAATCACAAATATCTTTCACAATATCAGAACCACATTTCTTAACCCACCATAAATCATGGTTCCCACTGATTATATACGTAGGTATATCAGACTTAGGGTATTTATCAACAACATAATCTCTCTGCCCTGTATAAGAACTCTCCCTTAACTCATACAACTGCTGTGGTCTACCACTAACACCCTCTGTTAAATCACCACTATGCAACACATAATTAACACCATTTTTACTAGCTTTATCATACAAGTATCTTAGTATGTCAAGTCTATCATATTTACTACCTAAGTGGGTGTCTGAGATTAACAACAACTTTAAATGGCCTAGGTTGTTTGGTATCTCATATATACCATTCTCTTTCATGGGTTTTATCTTGACAATTCTATCATCAAGTATATCAAATAAGTACCCTTTCTTTTTCAACATTTCAACAAGCCCATAGATTTGGTATTCTTCCAACTCTAGGTCTTTGGCTACTTTATCTACTTGGGGAGAGTGTTTTTTGGTTAAGTAGATTTGTAGCTTTTCTACTAGTTCTTCCATTACCTTATCTCCTTTTAAGATAATTATACCACAGATAGCAACTTTTTTTATAAAAAATTTGCTAGAACACCTAAAACAGCAAGTTCGCGCTCTGCGTTCTAGGGTGTAGGCGTGTGACGACGCACCACCGAGGCGGACAGGCTCTCCCCAAAATAAAAAAACATAGTCATGATCTAAAAGATAGATACAAATAAAATCAATATTATATCTTTACACCATGAAAAAAAAAATAAAAAAAAATGTTATAAAGTTATTGACAAATATATCATATTATATTATAATTAATACATAAGATAAGAGAAAGGAAGGAAAGAAAATGAAAAAGAAAACAATTAAAAAATTAAAATTAAAGAAAGGAATCAAAACCGCGTTATTGATCGGAGCTTTGGAGCTTGTCTTATTTGGTGTGTTATGTGTCTATTGTGAAAGAGTAAACGCAATCCAAAACAACCAAAACGGATACACCGAGAGCGGACACGCACACAGCATACAAGTAAATTTTAATAGATAAAAAAAAAAATAAAAAAAAAATATTAATAAACTATTGACAAGATATAATAAAATATAGTATAATATAGTCATGATAGATAAAGAAAATATCTATCAAAAAAAGTAAAGAAAGAAGGAAAAAAGAAAATGGAAAAATTAACAAGACAAGTGAAAAAGGAAAATAAAAAGGAGTTAAAAAAAGCTATTAGCGACTTAAACAAAGCGAAAAAAGATGATTTCTTAAATTTATGGTACTATAGCGAAAAGCTAACAAAAAGACAAAAAGAAAAATTAACAAAAAGCGAACAAAAAGAAATATTAAAAAATAAAATAATAAAAGACTATGAAAAAAGACTTATTAAAAATTTAAAAAGAATCGACACAATTAAAAACGCAAATAATAACATCGAATCAATAACAATTAATGTTGAATGGGTTAGGAATCAAACATGGGGTTACAATCCACATGCTACAGTATACACAAACAACGGAGACATAACAGAGGGCAAAGCGTCAGGGTGCGGATACGATAAAGAAAGCACAGCGATAGCCGAAGCATTAAACAAAAACAACGATATTTTAAAAGTATTATATATCGCAAAAAATAAAAAAATGACATTAAAAAACACAAATAATCATGATATACTAGGTTATGGATCTGGCTACGGTGTTTTACCTTATTTCGAAGGCGGTGTTGGTGTTAGTAGTTTATTGAATATTTTCAGAAAATTAAATTATAACATCACAGAACATCACACAGAAAAAAGCGATTTCTACACAATAACAAAAAATAAAAGCAAGGGGGACAAATAAAAATGAAAAAAGACTATAAAACGAGAAAAGAAGAAGCAAGACAAGAGGCTATCAATTGGCAATTGTCTTTTGGTGAGAATCACTATTCTTATTATGATTTAATGTTATGGGGTGACTATTTCACCAAAAAGGCGAAAAGATACGGACTAATAAAAGAGTTTAGAGAAAATGGGATAATATAGGAGGGCGAAAACATGGAAATTATAACAAAAAAAGTAAAAAATAGATTTAATTATATAAAAAAATTGATAAATAATACAAACGATATAAAAATTTTAATTGATGGACAATTTTATTATAATAAAAAAGCGGTAAATTATGTAAATAAAATAAATAAAGACTACTTTTTAAATAGTTATTATAATTTAACTACTTTAGACTATTTATTGATGATTAGCGAAGCTAAAAACTTAGACGACGTACAAAACAATATTTTTACAGAATATGAAACAATTTACGCATCTAGCGTTTGGAGTGCTTTTGTTGAATGTTTAGAAAGGGAGTTAATTCAAAAATGACAATATTTAATTTTAAAAGCGGATCAAATCCCTACATAGCAAAAACAGAAAAAGAAAAAGAAAGAATATTAAAAAAATATAAAAATTATGAAATATCAAAAACAAAAGGGTTATTTGCCTATATTTACACAATAGACGACACGAAAAAATAAAAGCAAGGGGGAAAGATAAAACATGATAAAACTCGAAAAAAAGGCGATTTATTACTTGAAAGGAAAATACCACCACGAAAGCAAAGCCGAGGTTATAAACTTTCACAACATGGAAGAGGCGCAAAAACACTTTGAAAACACAACGCCCCAATATTACATCAACAAAAAAGATTTTTCAATCGTGGAGGACATCGGCTTATATTATACAAGTGATTTTGGGATTAAATGTTATTATAAAAGGATTGATCCTAGCACCGAATCAATAGAAAGTAATTATATAAAAAAGGAGTGAAAAAAAAATGTTTTTAAAAGATATAATAAAAAATAACGGTGATAAATTAGTACATTATACAGAAGCAGAAAAAAATAAAAAATATATGTCAATATTTAATTATAGCCAAAAGAACGGCGGAACGGTTGACAGTTTTAAATATTATAATAATTATGTTATTGAAATAAAAGAAAATTAAATCTTCTTTTTTTTTGTGTCTATATATCCGAAAGAGTAGAGGGAAAAGAGAAGGGCTAATCACGACAAAAAAAATAATTGTTTTATATATCCAGGAAATAGTGGAAATAATACACACACAGAAACAACGCAAAAAAGCCGATAAAATAAAAACATGTATATTATATCAAGCCAAACCAAAACAACCACCAAAACAAGAAAAAACGCTATAAAAAAGCGTTATTTTTTTATTAGTTTATAATAGACTAGACAAAAAACTACATAAAAGACACGCTAAGACCTTAAAAAACGCACTTTTTACGCTTGTTTATAGTTTTATGGTATAAATACATTGGAAAGGATAAAAAGCCGTAAAAATAGCTTAAAACGTGCTTTTTTGATATAGTTTAAAATATTAATAAAGTTTTTAAAAATGTCAACCAAAAAAAGTTGACAGAAAAAAATATTTTTTTTTTGATCCCCAAAAAAATTTTGAGTAGGGGAGAGTAGTTTAGATTTATTTTTAAAAACTCCCCCAAATTTTTTAGGCACCCCCCTCCCCCCATTTTTTCTGAGTGGTTTGGGAAAATTTTTCAAAAGTAGGGGAATTTTCTTGGGGACAATCTGAAAAAATTTTGGGTAACTATCAGAAATAAAAAAGAACAACGAAGGAGGAATCCTACATTGCTCTGAATAAAAGAGTGATCTAAAAATGAAAAATAAATCTATTATAAAACTAGAACTTGGCAATGAAAAAATGAAAAGGTATTATTACGAAAACAGAAAGTAGAGGTTTAACCAAGTTCAGGTTTTACCAAAATTATTCAACCGAACCCCACAATCTATTCCACTCCCCCACGTGTGGGGACATGGGGGTAGTGTGTTAAATTACAATGCTAGCATTTTCTAGAACAATGCTACTCTTCTGACACCAGGGTGGCATTTGGGGTAGTCTCGTTCTCGATTTGCTTGCGTAGTGCATCTGCTGTTTCTTGGGTGTTTATGTTAGAACCCTGTTGTGCAGAGATTTGGATATTCTTGTCATCTTTAAGTCCGAAATAGTTTTTTCCAAGGAACATATAAAGGACTGCATTTACCTTTCCTTTTATGGCTCCATTCTCCATTGCAACTTGGCAAACATCAATTAATTTTCGACAAGTGTCGGAAAACGGAGAGTTAGAATTATTTGAATGTGCATACAAAGTATCTCTATTTACACCTAGCCACATACTAGCACTACTGACAGTAGGAATTGTACTAGTGTCATAGCATAATGTTAAAAACTCTCTAATATCTCTCTGTAAAGTTTCAACACTCTCAAAAGCATAAGGTCTACCATCAGGATTAAAACTTCTATTCATAAGAGCATCTGTAAACTTAATAGTATTAGGATCACTCATATACTCTTGACCTTGTTTATTGCTAAGAGACTTATCACTATGATTGGTAATACTCATAAACTTCTCTTTCTTAACTTCATAGGAGTCATTCTCGTTAAAAATCTTTTGTCTGCTATAACCCAAACTAACAACTCCCTTCTAGTAACAATATA